ATCCTTCCCCAGTACAAACCGCTCTTTACCGAACACAAGCGGTACAAGGTGGTGTATGGCGGAAGGGGCAAGGGTGCTACATGGCAGTATGCAAGAGGATTACTGCTCAAGAGTTGCGAAAAGCGTAGGCGAATCCTATGTACCAGAGAGTTCCAGAACAGCATAAATGAATCGGTGTACCATACACTCGTGTCCCAGATAGAGTTGTTGGGGCTTGAGGATAAATTCAAGATACAGAAGACCAGCATTGAAAGCATCGCTGGCAGTGAGTTCATCTTCAAGGGACTCAGACACAACATTGATAGTATCAAGAGTATGGAGGGAATCGACATCTGTTGGATTGCAGAAGGAGACAAGGTTCCACAAGATAGTTTGGACAAACTTATCCCGACCATACGCACAGAAGGCAGTGAGATATGGATAGACTTCAACACAGACAGCGAGGATGATCCTGTCTATAAGATGTTCGTAGCAACTGAGCGGGACGATGCTATGGTAATGTTCCAGACCTACAAGGACAATCCATACTTTCCTGATGTACTTAAGAACGACATGGAGTATGACAAGCAAAACGACTATGAGAAGTATTTATGGATATGGGAAGGTGAACCAAGGCGATACAGCGATTCGTGTGTGTTCCATGGCAAGTGGAGAGAGGACGAGTTTACCACACCGGAGGGCGCACAGTTTTTCCATGGCATTGACTTCGGCTTCGCTCGTGACCCACTCGCAGGAATTCGTTGCTATATATCATGATGGTGTGTTATACATAGATAATGAGTGTGGGGGTGTAGGCGTGGAAATAAACGAAACACCGAGAGTGTTGGATACTATCCAGACTATGAGAAGCTGGGGTGCTGTTGCCGATAGCGCAAGACCCGAGCTGATTAGTTATCTCTTGCACCATGGATTCCCACGCATCAAGGGAGCCAAGAAAGGCAAAGGAAGCATTGAGGACGGTATCGCAAAGATTCGTGGGTTCAAGGAGATCATTATCCACCCACGATGCAAGCACACTATCGAGGAATTCAAGAGCTACAAATACAAGAGAAATTCGCTGACCGGTGACATCACTCCTATACCAGAAGACAAGAACAACCACTGGATTGATGCCTTGCGTTATGCACTTGAACCATATGGCAGAAAAGCGAATATATTCATCGGGAGAGCATGACATGGGAATTTTTAAGCGGAAACAACCGATAGCACGCAAATCATATGAAACATATAAGCTGATGCCAAACATATCGTTCAAAGCTAATTGGTCAGGGTTCAACGCAAGACAAGCTATCCTACATGGATATAAGCGATCGGTATGGGTGTATGCGTGTGTGCGTCTGAGGGCGAACAACGTAGCATCGATTCCATGGATAGTACAGCGCAGGGTATCTGGTGAGTGGGGGATAGACAAGACACATCCGCTGAATAGCCTTATCGAACGGCCATCGCCTAACTTCGATTGGTCGGAACTTATCAGGCGTTCGATGATGCTCATGGACTTGGGCGGTGATGCGTACATGAGCAAGGTGCGTAACGGAGCGAACGTGGTCAAGGAAGTATGGCCTCTCACTCCCGATGAGATGATTGTGAACACGAGCAAGGACAGGATGATCGCAAGCTACACATACCGACAAGGTAGTGTGCGCAAGGAGATTCCTGCAGAGGATATCATCCATCTGAGATACACCAATCCAGGGGACCTGTTCTATGGGCTCTCCCCGCTGCAGAGCGCAGCACGAGCTGTGGACATCGATGAGGAAGGTGAGAAGTGGCAGAAGACAAGCTTGCAGAACATGGCAGTACCTCCCAGTGCTTTTACGCTCGAAGGGGATGTGACCCAAGAACAATATGACCAAGCAAAGCGGTTCGTGTCTGAGAACAGTGGACCGGAGAACGCACGAAAGCCGTGGGTGATTGCCAACGCTAAATGGCAGAGCCTTGCACAAACGGCTACTGACCTTGATTTCATCCAAGGGCGCAAGATGACACGTGAAGAGATATGTGGTGCGTACGGTGTACCACTTCCACTGGTCGGATTGTATGAGAACGCCACACTTGCTAATATCGACACAGCACGACAGATACTATGGAGAGAAGTCCTTATTCCTGTTCTCATGGAACTTGAGGGGCAGTTGAACCGACAGCTTGCATTCGAATATGGACCAGACATCCGTCTCACTTACGACCTATCGAATGTTGAGGCATTGGCTGAGAACTACACCGAGAAGGTAGACAATGCGCAGAAGCTATGGAGCATGGGTGTTCCGTTGACCGAGATTAACCGCAGACTTGAGCTTGAGCTGGAGCTTGAGGGTGTGCATGGTGCTGATGTGGGATATCTTCCAGGTGGATTACTGCCTGCTGATTTCGAGATAGATGGGGACCCAGAACCTGGTGGTAATGGGCCTGCATCGGTGGTATATGGAGGTGACGCATGATAGGGGTAATTGGCAACGGTGTGGTAGGAAGCAACACTGCTCGGATGCTTCGGGAACTTGCCGGACAGGTGGTGTATTGCTATGACAAGTTCAAGGATTGCAACGCTACGCTTGAGGATGTGTTGCAGTGTGGCATCATCTTCATATGCCTGCCGACTCCCATGCACAAGGATGGAAGCATCGACCTGTCATACATCCATGAGGTGATAGAGAAGATACCACAGGACAGAACGGTGGTTATCCGTTCGACGGTCACTCCTGGAACGTGCGATGTGCTAACGGTGACGTATGGTCATGAGTACATCTTCTGTCCAGAGTTCCTCACCGAAGCTCATCCGTGGCAAGACACCTTGGACACGAACAGGGTGGTGCTTGGTATGTATCGGTACAATGCAGAGGTGGCGCAGTTGTTCATTGATGCGGTTCCCAGTGCGGACATCATCCACTTACAACCGAAC